AAATTAAACGGCACGCTTCTTAACGTTTACCTTGACAACGTTATGATTGGTTGCGCTACCTCTTCTGAACTTTCTGTAAACGTTGACCTTGCAGATGCAACTTGCAAAGACGATGGCGGATGGGCGGACCATATCGCTGGCTTGCGTGATTGGTCTATTTCAACTGACGGATTGGTTGCATTTGATGACACAAACAACGTTGGTGACATTTATACCCTACTAAGCGGACGTACTGTTGTGGCTCTTAAGTTCACTACAAACGTTGCTGGAGACCTTGTATTTTACGGAAACGCATCTGTTGCCTCTATCTCTGTAAGTGCAGAAATGGAAGCAGCAGTAACCTACTCAGTAGAATTTACTGGAAAAGGTCCTTTACTAAAGGCGACCGTAGTACCAGCATCAACTTAATTAGTATTATCTTTCGCCTATGAATCACACAGGCAGAACAATAATCACAATTAATGGCAGCACCTATACCGTTAAATTTGGTATGGGTGCTTTGTTGCATTTTAGCGAAGGACTTGGCTACGATGTCCAAGAAACAATCGAGGCGTTAACTAAAACAGGAGTTGGTCAAATCAAGGCAATTGCTAAGTTTATTTATGCGGCTTTGTATGTCGATGCGCTTTATCACGACAAAGAATTTACTTTGGAACTTGTTGACATCATTGATTGGGTAGACACAAATCCAACAGACGAAATTGGCAAGGTGGTTGTCGTTATCATGCAAGGCATAAGCGCAATTACTAAGGTGGAGTATCCAAGTGGAGACGCTGGAGAGTCAAAAAAAAAATAACATTTAGAGACGTTTGCCATTACGCCATTGGGGAGTTAGGTATTGCACCTGACTCCTTTTATTTTATGTCTTTTGCCGAGTATCAGTCAATTGCCTACGGCCACCAAATACGACAAAGCAAAGAGGAAAATTTATTTAGGACGCTTTGGGTGCAGTTAAATAATGTAAACGTTACAAAAAAATCGGACCTAATTAAAAAGCCTGATAAATACTGGCGCATCCCTTTATTAGACGCAAAACCTATTGTTATTCCCACCGCTGAGGAAAAAGCCAAGGCTTACGAAATTGGCAAACAATGGCAAAACCTTAAATTTGAAGAAGAAGCCAATTTTGACACAGTAACTAAGACCATAAAATGAGCGCAAAATTAAATGTTGACATAGTCGCCCAGTTAAAAGACTTTAATAAAGCCATGACTGACCTAAAATCTCAGGTCAATGACATGGGGTCGAACATTGAAAAAAACAATAAAAAATCAGTTGAGTCGACGAAAAAAATGTCAGGCGCTTTTGCCGAAGTTGGTAAAACAATGGCTGGGCTTTTTGCGGTCGACCAACTTGTTAATTTGGGTAAAAAAATTCTTGATACGACCGTAGAATTCCAAAAAATGGAGGCGGTATTGTCTACTGCCTTAGGTAGTAATTCCGCGGCTCAATCGGCAATGAACCAAATTGTAAATTTTGCCTCGTCGACACCTTTTCAAGTAAATGAATTAACAGACGCTTTCGTAAAACTAGCCAATCGCGGATTTATTCCGACCATGGACCAAATGAGACAATTGGGCGACCTTGCCTCGTCTGTTGGTAAGTCATTTGACCAGTTGACTGAAGCCATTTTGGACGCGCAAAGCGGCGAATTTGAACGATTAAAAGAATTTGGTATAAAGGCCAGCCAGCAAGGTGACGTTGTCCAGTTTACTTTTAAAGGGATAACGACTGAGGTTGAGAAATCCGATAAGGCAATACAAGCCTATTTGTTGGGCCTTGGTGACTTAGAAGGAGTTGCTGGATCAATGGAGGCTATTTCTAAGACCACAGGCGGCACAATTTCAAACTTAGAGGACAATATTACTCAACTATTTAAAAGCATAGGTGAGTCGTCTAGTGGCTTTATAAACTGGTTTGTTAAAGATTTAAACAACGTTATTTCGTCCCTTAGAAATATGGGCGAAATTATGGAGTTAATGAACCCATTTAAAACATTGGCAGAATCTAGCGATGAGGCAAGGACTTATTTGTTAAAAGTAAACGATTCAACTGACGATTTAACCCGAACTATTAAAGACGCGGCCTCTGAGTTTGATAATTTAAGCCTTTCATTTGTAACAAGTGGGCAAGGACAAACAAAGTTTTTAAACGAAATGATTCGTTTGGGCAATACAGTTGAAGACTCGAAAGCGCTCTATACTACCTATGTTAAATTAAGAAAAGAGCAAGCAAAATCTGAGCAAGAATTGGCTGGCGCAACTGCCACCACAACGGCGGCAACTCAAAAAAACACGGCCGAAGTTGAAAAGCAAGCGGCGGCTAGACAAAAAGCGCACGAGCAAAGAATAAAACAACTAAGACAAGAGGCTGCTGAGTTTTTAAAGACTCAAGACGCAACGCTAAAAAATGTCGGTCAAAGGGATGCATTTAGCGGTCAGCAAACGGACGTAACCAAACAAATGAGTCCCGAGCGTTTAATGATGGTCCAAAACGCGTCTGCAAGCATTTTAAATATGAATAAGCAGATAGCCGCAACAATGCCAGGCATTATAATACCACAGGAGGCAATTGATAGAATGAACGCTGCTGCTTTGGCCCAATCAACTTTGGCTGCCGAAACATTAAAAACAGAACAAAATTTGGCGCTTGCGTTGCCTTTTGGCGATATGTTGACGCAGTCATTTGTTACAATGGCAGAGACTGGCAAACTTTCTTTTCAAAATGTTTTTGACGGGCTTAAGCAAATGGCAATCCAATTGGCCGCAACTGTTGCCGCAGCATTCGCTTTAAATCTTTTGCTTGGTGGTTTAGGTGTTGCTGGATTTGGTAAAGGCGCTGGAGGCTTTAAAAAGTTGCTTGGCGGCATGGGTGGAGGCGGTGCGCTTGGCGGTCTTATTCCATTTGCCAACGGAGGTATCGTGTCTGGACCAACGCCAGCGCTTGTTGGTGAGTATACAGGCGCGCGCACGAATCCTGAGGTTATCGCACCTTTGTCTAAATTGCAAAATATGATGGGGGGAAATGTTACCTTTACAATTAGCGGCGACAACTTAGTTGGCACGCTAAACCGAGCAAATAAAACAAGAGCGAGAAAATTCTAACCAATGGCATACGGTCTAAAGTATACAATACCATTTAAAGACGTTGACAATTATTCGAACGTCGTTGAGATTTACCAAGACGGATTTGTTGGAACGTCAACAGAATTAATTGCAACAGACGTTCCAGCGGTGCATAAATACGAACGCGAAGACAACGAGGACCTCACGACGCCAATAATGTCGACCACGTTTACAATTAGTTTTTATTCAACAGAAACAACCGATTTTCGAAATTTCTTTAGTTATTCAGATCGTGAGTTTTTGGTTGTGCATAAATTTGAGGGCGACGTTGTATTTAAAGGCTACCTATTAAACGACATTACTGGCGAGCCATTCCAGGACCCTCCTTACCCTGTTGTCGTTACCGCGACCGACGGATTGGCGCAACTTAAAGAGGTTGCTTTGGTTGGCCCAAGTGTAGACACTGAACTTGGCAGCCTAATATTTGAGCAATTGAACCGCTTAGAATTAGAGTTGGACATTGAGGTTTGTAATGACCTTTACGAGGGCCTTGTAATGGATAATACAAAGTCAATTTTTGACCAGGCGGTTGGTGAGCAATTGCTAATCCAAGAGTTTACTTTTGACGAATTAGGGCTAAATGCTTACGATTTCTTATTGGAAATTTGCCGAACTTTTGGCTGGATTTTAATGCAAAAGAATGGCCGCTGGTTAATTCAGCGACCAATTGCAAGAAACATTGACGAGACAACAATTTACGTTCACAGTTATGTCGACGGGTCAGTTATTTCTAGTTTTGTAAATAACGCTTTTGACTCTGCTAAAGAGTGGTATACAAATGGCGCTGGGTCTTTTCCATTTAACGGCATAGCCTACGGCAACGGCCGATTTGTAGCCGTTTCCAATGGGTCCACAACCTTGCGGCATTCAACTGACGGCATTACATGGACAAGCATAACAATTGGGTCCTCAGGCTTGTCAGGTATTGTTTACGCAAATGGCAAATTTGTAGCGGTTGGCGGTGAATTGTCAGGCAGTACCTTTGTAACCAATGTCCAAGTATCAACAGACGGATTGACTTGGACAAGGTACAATCCAGCATTCCAAATCCAAGCCAAAGCAATTACTTACGGCAATGGTCTTTTTGTTGCAGTTGCTTTTGGTGGGCCAGGCAATAGGGTAATGACCTCACCCGACGGCATTAACTGGACACAACGCACACCAAGCGCGAATAATGACTGGCAATCGGTTGCGTATGGCAA